TTTACAAGGTAACTTTCTTCCTGTTGTTAATGTACAAGCCATATTATTATATTTTTAAAAGGTTAAAAAAAAGGTAGAGTAAAACCCTACCCCTTTTGTAAATTATTTATACTGTTGGATCGTAAAGTACAATTTCACTTCCGATTCCATATTGAACACCTGCTGTGTATCTAGCAATAAATCTAAAATTTTGTGATCCATCTAAATCTGCCATATCTAAGGTTTTAACTAAATTCATATCATTTAGAATACCAGTACCAAAGTATAGGTTAGATTTTTGTGCCAACATCATTTGGTTGTCAGAAAGACCATTAGCTAAGAAAATGCTAACGCCATCAAAAGTTAATGGTGTGTCCATATTGTACCACATATTAACTCTGTTTTCATAACCACCACCTTGTGCTGCTAAAGCTCTTACATACGCTTTTGCTACATTTTTAGACACATATAGGTGTAAATCTTCTTTTCCATAAATTGCATTAGGACAAAGGTCTAATACTTTACCCATTTCTGCAATTACATTTGATGATGTTACAGTTGTTCCTGTTTGATCTACAACATCTGAATCTGCTTTTGCTAGTGTAACTAGACCATCATATTCTCCTGCATTTGAGTTTACTCCTACCCAAATGTTTGTTTCATTTTTTGCAGCAATTTCTGCTGAAATATGACCAATTAAAAAGTCTGAAAACTTAGGTGGCATATTTTCAAATGCTGAATAACCCATTTGTGCAGCTTCCCAGTCAGAGACAAAAGGAGTTTTACACAATTCTAGGTTTACTTGAAATTCCTCAGGTTGTATGATTCTTTCTGTAAGAGTAACATCTCCTGCACTTGTAAAATCACAACTTGCATTAGCAATTAAGCCACTTGTAGCGACTTTTTTAATAACTTCTTTAAGTTTAATGTTAGGTTTTACTTCTACACCACCTTTTTCGATAGTGTTTGAAGAAAGGAGAGCAGCAGCAATATATTTCCCTGCGAACTCACCTGCATAAGTTGATGTAATATTTAACGCCATTTTTATTTAATTTATTTATTTATTTTACTTAAAACTCTATCTAATGTTGATAGTTTTCTTCTTTTAGAAAATTGTACTTGATCTACCTTTACCTTTGCTTCTGGACTATGTTTAATAGGTTCAGCAGCAGGTGCAGATAGTTCTTCTTTAACTTCCTCTTTTACTTCTTCTTTTACTTCTTCAACTACTTCTTCATCAGTTTCGTTTTCAGTAAATTCTTCTTTTATAGTTCTTGACTTTGGTTGTCTAGGAGTAGCATCTTCTGCTTCTGCTTCGACTTCTTCTTTATCTTTAGGCATCATCATTTCTTCAACTGCCTTTTCTAAGTCAGAAACTCTGTCTTTTAATTCTTCATAGAATTTGTATAAGTCCTCTTTTTCTTCCTCAGACTTATCTTCCGCTTCCACTTCCTCTTTTTCAGGTGCTTCATCAGAAACTTCTCTAACATCAGCAATTACACCTTCTTCTTGAACAACGACTAACTCGCCTGATTCTAAGATGTATTCGCCAACTGGCATAGCAACCTTTTCATCATCTGTTACGATAAAGATTTCTTGCCCTTTTGCAAATGATTCTGCTTCTACAACAGTACCATTTTCTAACTTTCTTTCTTCAAGTTCTACTTGAATATTTAAAAGTGTACGAATTTTGTTTATCATTTCACTACTTTTCATAATTACTTATTTAACGATTTTAAAAATTAATTTTGCATTTTTAACTTGCAACTCTGCTTATTACTCCTATGCCCTGCGCCCATAATGAGCCATCACAGCACTCCCTAGAGTAAGTATCTTTATCTTTACATAGACAACCCCTTGTGCTTCCCTTAGGACTTGTTCTACTTGGTATATATGTTTCTTTAGAACGCACCTAATAAACCATTTATAGATTTAACCACTTGACTATCCGAATTTTGTAAAGAACTTCTATAAGCATCTATTTGACTAATAGCAGCTTTTGCATCACTAGGTACATCTACACCTAATTCTTTTGTTGCTTTAATTATTTCATCAGACATTTTTTCAGCTTTTTCTATATCTCCTAGAACGCTTTTTATTTTACCACGAATTTTACCATCTAAAGAACTAATTACTTTATCTATATCTGTTTCAACAGAATCTCCTGTTTTTTTTATTTTATCAGAAAGTTTTACTAGATCACTTACTTTTGCTAATTCTACCTTTTCTAACTCTACCTTATCTTTAGGGAGTTTGTTTAATACTTTGTTTATATTAGTCTTGTTTATCATAACTTGATTTTTTTACACATTTACCATTCTTTTTTACAAACCCCTGTGGACATTTACCATCTACTAAATCATAAGAGTTTTGTATAGGTACACAATTAGGTACTTTTCTACCATTTTTCATTTTCATACCATACTGCTCATATCCTGCTTGGCAAGGTTTTTTAAGTATATGTTTTTCACAAGGCATATACCAAACCTTATCTTCTAGTTCGTGTTCGTGTGATCCCTCACATCCTATATCTTGTGCTACTTCTTCTGCTTTTTCTTTTGATGAATAAGCTAACCTGTCTGCTATTATAGCAAAGTCATTATCTAAGACTTGGTCAAAGTCGTATGTTTTTTTCTTTGCTAGTTTTTCGAATATTATATTTTTATCTATCATTTTAATCTAAAAATTTTTGTGCTGAATTTAATTTTGATTTAATTTTATCTATTGCTTTTAACCTTGTCTTTATACTAGAACCAATACCTTGTAATTTGCTGTCTATTGGTACACCTAATTCTTTTATAGCTTTTTCAATTTGTTCAAATGATTGTAATGATTTTAAATAAGATTGTGATACAGCACCCCAAGTAGAATTTACTTTTCTGTTTTCATCTCCTAGTGCTACTGTTTTACTTAACATTCTAGTAAAACTTTCTTCAGCACTATTATATCTTTTCATAAGTACATCAATAGCTGCTAATTCTACTTTTTCTCCTTTGACTATACTTGTAATTTGACTAAGTAATAAATCTGCTTTTTCTTCTTCACTAAGTCCAGTAGTATTATCTTGTGGTCTTTCCATTTTATCTGCAAAGTAACCCTCTATTGAGAAACCTTTTACTTTTCCTGTTTTTACATACTCATTCCATACATCATCATTGTTTACTTTTACAGCACCCATCCAAGTACCTACTGGTACATCTAAACCATACTTTCTTGACTTGTCAAACTTAGTATCTTCTACTATCCAACTTTCTACTAGAGTAAGTCCACTCAATTCGTGTTTATGTTCTAGTGTCGAGTTGTTTTGATTACCATTTTTAAGGTATAATTGTGATGCTTTCTCTACTGTTTCCTTAGAAAAATAAATGTAATATTCATCTGCACCTGCTTTTCTGTAAATAGGTTTATTAGGAATGAGTAATGCACCCATTAATATCTTTTTTTCTTTATTAACTTCTGCAAGTTTTATCTCATCAGACTTTAATGCTAAAAAATTTTCTTCTATTGCAGGGTTTTCTACTATTGAGATTGCTTCTATGCCCATCATACTTTGAGCTTCATCTAAAATTAGTTCTACGATTCTCATATTTCTATAACGATTTTTTTGTTAAATTTTGTATTTATATTGATGCACCATCTACTATATTTCTTTCCAGTCCTTGTGCAGTTGTTACATCGTTAGAAACCACAAATGCCTGTATAGGTTGTTGTGATTGATCTCCTATTGCACTTGCAAGTTGATTTAAGCCACTATCTCCTACTGATGATATGTCAGGCATTACTGGAGATGGTGTAGGTGGTGGTGTAGGTGTAGCAGCACCCCCAGTTCCACCTTTAGCAAAACTTGGTGCAGGTGGTTCTTTAGTGCTAGTTATTGATTTAACATTAGCAATACCTGCTGCAACTACTGCTGCTGCTGCAATAAAGTTAAAAGGTGGTGGACTAGCTGATAACGCTTTGTTAGCACCTGAAAATGTGTCTCTTATTGCCTGTACTACTGCTATTGCTTTTCCAAATTTACTGTTTTTTCCAACTATTGATGCTAAATTACCTAAAGCATTAGTAACTAATTCCTGTTTTTTAAGATTTATTTCTTTATCTATCTTGACTTGTTCATTTCCATTTGCCTGTTGAAAATCTAATAGCTCATTGTTGGCATCTATAAATGCTTGTGTGCCTTTTTCGTAAGAATCTCTTTTGGCAGTTAGTCTTTCTGTCTCAATTCTTTTTTCTTCTTCAAGATCATCTCGTAATTGTTGCAGTCTTGCCATATCATTCTCCATCATTTCTGCATTAAATGCTCTCTGCTCTGCTTGTCTAGCTGCTGTTGCTTCTGTATCACTAGCTTCTAACTCCATTTTTTCTTTTAATAAAGCAACTCTGTTTGATTCCTGTTCTGACATAAAACCAGTAATCTGTGCTTCTACTGCTTTTAATTCGTTTTTAGCTTCTTGTAATGCAATATTATCTTCATCTAGTCCTGTTAGTTTAAATTGTGCTTCTGCTGCATCTAAAATTGCTTGTGCATTTTCTAACATAGCTTCTTTCTGCAAATCTAGTGTAGCTTTTAGGTCATTGTTTGCTTTAATTCTGTCATCTATACTTTTTAAATCGTTGTCTCTTATTTGTCTTTGTTGTTCTGCTTGTATATCATATTCTTCAATGAGACCTTGATTTGCTACTCTAGCTAACTCTGCACTTTTTCTTAGTTGTTTGTTAGTTTTTGCTGTTTCTGCTGCAGCTTTAATATTTTCTTCACTTAGTGCTTCTGTTGTAATTTTTGCTATATTGCCAACTTCTGATACAGCTTCTCCAAAATCATTAACAATTCCTTTTCCTGCTTCAAGAGCATCTGTACCAATACCAACAACATCATTTTTTACTTCTTCTAATTGTAATTTTAAACTTGCTATTTTTTCTTCATCTCCACCACCAAAAAATGAACTTTCCCAAGCTAATTGAGCACCTAAGACTGCTGCTTTTATACCATTAAATGCCAGTTTAAATGGTGTTAATGCAATAGTAAGTACATTACTCATAATTCTACCAAGTGCATCAAAGTTTTCTGTGTTTTTAAATATAGCATCTGCAACTTGATTGAATATTATTTGTGCAGTTTCTAAACCTACGCTTAAACTATCCATTACAGTTTGATTATTTCTTACTGCTTCTGCAATAAATTCAAACGCTTTTTGTAAAATGAATAAAATACCTGTAAATTTTGCAAGACCACCTATTGCTGATCCTACTTTTTTTAAACCACCAGTTGATTTTTCTGCTTGTGTTCCTATATCTTTTACAGAATCTTCTGTCTTTTTATTTGCTTTTACAACTTCTTTTTGCAATTTTGCATACTCTTTCTGAAACTCATCTAAGTTTTTTTCAGCTTCTTTGTATTTTAATTCAAAATCAACTATTACTTTTTGTGGCATCTTTGTTTTGTTTTAATTGTTTTAACATCTCAGAAAAACTTTCTGCAAGTTTATATTTACCCTGAGCTATCCTGATGTTTTCAGTCTCTCCATTTGTTATTTGCAATAAGTCTATTATATTCTTAATCATACTTCATTCAATAATTCTAAACTACTTTTACCTGTTGTTAGGTTAGTTGTTATACTATTAATAGTGTATATGTTATTATTTAACGAAATTTTATCGTTCAATTTTAAATTATAAAATATTTTTAATGGTAAATATGCTTCTACTTTTGTTAATCTTTTATTATTGTTAAATACACTTTGTATATATGTTTTGTAATTTCTTTCAAATAATGTGTCTGTAAATTCATCAGAATTAGAGTTTTCTGCATTGTACTCATTTGTTTCTGCATTAAAATTTATATTTATTTTACTTGTTAATGGGTTTGTGCTTAGACTATTAGATGGTATTATATAGTCATTTACTGGTTGTATTGTTCCACTATCATTTCTTAAAGAAATATTATCTCCATTGTTTATTTCAATAGCATAAAATATTACTGGCAAACCTATTTGTGATTGTTTATTGTCATCAACTGACCACCCCCATTGTATATCTGTGTCTGCACTACCTGTTAAATTAATTAATCTTTGGTATTGTAAATGTTCAAAACCTACATTTACTTTATATTGATTTTGTGGTGCATCAAAACTTTGTAAATCTGAATAGTCTAGTGATCCCCATTTTCTGTTGTTTAGCTGTTCATATTGTTTTGCTAAAAAAGTTCCTAAACCTGTATATGAAAAATCAATTTCTTTGAATGGTAAAGCAACATTAACTGTGCTTTTTGTAGAATCTACATAGTCATCTATATTATGTGTGATGTTTGATGCTGCATAAAAGTCATCTAATTTTTGTACAACTATTTTTCCTGTTTCATCTACAAATGCAGTCAAATTAAACATCTTAAAAATGTTTGTTAGAAAATCTATAATTTTCATTTTTGGTATTTGTGCTGATATGTTAAATGGTATAGTTGTGCTTGTTGTAAATGCTTGTGAATTTTTAAATGCTATTGTAAAACCTGAACTACCACCTGCCTGTTCATCATCATCATCTGTTACAGAAACAGTAAATTCCCAAGATATATTAAATTGATTAAATGTAACACCTGCTACTGATGCAATTTCTATTGAGTATGCACCTGTTGGTACAGTTATATTATTAAACAAAGTTTGCAGTCCTGTAACATTACTAAGTGTAACATATTCACTACCATTTCTTATTACTCTAACACTATAAGTCGCATTAGTTGTTGGGTTAATAGTTAATGTGTTTGAATCTAGTGTGTGAGTAGATGGCATAGGTAAAAAAACTAATGTATTATTTGAAGCAT